GGTTGAGAGTAGTGTCAGCATTTAAAGTCCAATCATTCCAAGAAGTTTATCTACGATTTTTGAAGCCAACTCATCAGGTAGGTAGGGGAGTAGGCCAAGCACCCACCAAGCCACGCACAGCCTGACGAACACTTTGAGGAATAGGTCAAATTGCTTTTGGTACTCATTCACCTACCACACCTTGTTTTGGCACACAAATCTTGTATCTCAGCAATGCCCCAACCAACTGCGCCTAAGAGCATCACAATGATTACGACACCAAACGCCCATGCCAATTGCTCTTGTTCTTCTTCTTTGCGCTTCTTTTCTTCTGCCTTGGCTTGTCTGGCTAAGTGGGCATCTTCAATGTCCATCTGCTGTTGGCGCTTTTTAATCTTATCCCACACATCAGCACGACCAGTAGCCTGAAACAACATCATTAACTCTTGCTCAAACCGCTTGGCCTCATCCAAAGCCATCTCAATTTGAAGCGCAGTGCCTAAGTTTGATTTGTTACCAGATCGTTTGGCTTCAAGCATCGCCTTTGTTGCAACGCTCTTAGCGTCAAACATTTTGGCGATAGAGGGCGCTAAACCAGCCAGATCATTTGCAACCTTACTGGCCTTTTTGACTACGCTGATTGCAGTCTGTAGTCCTTGTAAAGCGGTGATCGGATCGATCATTTTGTCCAATAACTACTGAAGTACCCCATAACAGTAGAAACGCCTGAAACAAGTGCCATGCCCATCCAAAAGCCACCACGACCTTTGTTAGCTAAAGCAATCAAGGTTTCCATGTTGGCTTCTAGCTTGTCGATCTTGGCCTCCATAGATTCGACCTTTTGCCAAAGAACGCCATATTTGACCAAATCAATATCAGACATTATTTCCCCAAATCTTGAACTTTGTTTTTGCCAGTTTGCTTAATGCCAGCGCCCGTTTCAAGTGCCTTTTTGGTTTGTGCTTCTGCGGCTCGTCTTGCTCTCATCTCCATCACAGAAGTTCCAAGCTGCAAGCCTGGCACTGCCAAGTTCAAACCGCTTTCCACGCCCATAGCAACGCCTTTACCCGCTTTTTCAGCAAGCGCACCCACCAATGTATTGGAGTTGTTTACAAACGCACCACGGGGCTGTGCTTGGGTATATCGTGCCACATTTCCCAAAGTCTTGAGTTGTGAGGCAGCCTCTTGATTAAAAATCATGTTCAGGTTTTGAACATCATCTAATTGCTTGAGAGCCTTGTTATAACCCGCTTGGCTGAAGTTGCCAGTTTCGTCAACAATCCCTGCCTTGTCTTTTAACCAGTTGACAGTTCCCGCAGCCATGTGTTGATGGGCGGGTGAGTCTCTGCCTAAATGCTCAACCATTGTGTTGATGTTCTTGTTCACGCCATTGACCACAAACTTGTCAATAAATTTATCTGCGGGAACAGAATCTTCTACAGCCGCTTTCATGGCGGGGTCTTTTTCAAGCATTTGGAATCTTGCTCTTGCAGATGCTCTTGCTTTGTCAGCCAAAGGCTTAAGGGCTGCCGCTTCCTTTTGCAAAGGCAACTTTTCCAATTCTTCAATCATGTAACTGGCGGCTTTGCGAGTGTTTCCATCTTGGCTTGTTCTAGCAATAGCGCCAAGATTTCGCCTCAGAGACAAATAATCCTCAAAGGTCATAGCGTTGCTGTCAGCCAATCGTTTCAATTCACTAAACTGACCCGCTGGTGCTTCGTTAGACAACAATTCTTTTTTAAGTTTTGACTGTACATTCTTGAGCAATTGAGGGGCATCAACAGGGAATTGACCACCAGCGGCATCACGCAAGGCTTGGTAATCTGCATCAATCCCTTTGTTTAGATTGGTGTCCAAATCTTTATAAGCGTCAATGATGCCTTGGCTGTTCTCAATCTTCTTTGTGCCGTACACATCAGGGGCGGCTTTGTCACGAATCAAACCAAGATTCTCAATTAGCTGACCATTCTGTTCATTAAATCGTTGAGCCAACACGGGGTCTTTGCCACGCCTGTTTTGCTCGTTGGACAACTTGACCACATCACCAGTGGCTTGGCCTTCTGTCAAACGAACGGGGACAGGCAATGTGTCAGCCTCAATATGCCGTTGCAAAGTTGGGATGTTTACCTTGTCAACAGGAATAGAGGCAATCGCTTGTTGTAGTTCAGGAGTCGCCACAGACAAGGCTTGCTTGATTGTGGTCGCATCAGGAACGACCGCAGCGCCAGCACTAACCATTCCAGATGGGGCTTGTGCAGGGGCAGTGGGTTGAACTTGCAATTCACCAACGCCTAATTTCTTACCCACAACAGGGGCGGTCTCTTGAATAACTTTTGCAGTAGTGGTTGCCGCTTTGCTAACTGCGGGGGCTGCCGCCACAGTCGCAGTTCCCATCATGTTCTGCACATCACTAACAGGCAAGCCTGTCTTTTGAGCAATCCACTCAGCGCCTTTATTGATATTCTGACCAATAAAGTCCATCAACTGTCGGCTTGCTTCGCCTTTGTAAGCCTGAGTCTCGGTCACGCCCAATAATTTACCAAACGGCTTCTCAGTAGCGCCAACAACCTTTTGCTCAAGGGCTGCGGCTTGCTCTGGTGTCTTGCCGATAAATCGTGCGCCAGCGTAAGTTACAGGGCCTGAAATGCCTGGGATAATCCCGCCCACAGTCACATCAGCCAACGATGCAACACTTGCACCAAACTCTTGTTTTGCTTTCTGTGTTTGCCCAAGCAACTCAGCCGCCTTGCGACCTACGGCAGTGCCGCCTTGCTTTTTTTCTTCTTTGACTTGTTCTTTAGGTGCGCCTGACTGACCAGCAGCAGGGGTTGATTCCCACAGATCAGCCAATGTGCCGCCTGTAGCGGGTGCGGCAGTAGGTGAGGCAGTAGGTGTGGCAGAGGGTGTTGGCGTTGTACGGGCAACCTTGCCACCCATCTCACGGGTCAAAGCCTCAATATCTCTTTGCGCTCTAGCATCGCCTCTAGCAAGTCTTTCTTGGGCGCTTTTCATTTCCGCTTGGAGAATATCCATTCGGCTTTTGTCACGCATTGCTTGATCTTGAGATGGAACTTTTGCGCTTTTAACTGGCGCTGGGGCTTCCGCTTCCCACAGTTCAGCAAGTGTTGCCATTATCGAATAATCCCCATTTGTCGTGCCAAACGAATCTTACGGGTCAATTCTGCCTGTTCTGCGGGAGACATGGAAGCCTTTAATTTGGCAACATCTTGGGCAGTCATTTCTTGGAAGATTCGGGGATCGGCAATCTGATCAAACTGCAATTTACGTTGACCATATTGAGTCGCATCATTCTGAACAGGGGTCAAATAATTAGCCCTTGCAATCTTCATGTTCTCAATGCCGATCATCTGATCAGCAATGGCAAGAATGGCTTTCTCATCTAGCTTTTTATTGGGAGTGGCAACTTCAGCCAAAGCCCTTGCCGCATCAGTATTACCACCCGCCAAAGTCAACAAAGCAGAGTTCTTTGCCAATTGCTCGGTGCTGATTTTTTCGGCTTCGTAAGCAGGGATTCCAATGGCGTTAAGAATACCCGCAGCCAATTCTTTGCGCTGACCGCCAACGCCTGTGAAAGCATCGGGTGCGAACTTCTTAATGTTTTGGAAGATGGCGACACGGCTTGGTGCTTCAGCGGCATCTTTGACAGTTGTTGCAAAGTCTGCGGAAATGGTTGCACCACCAGCACTCAAAAGGGCTGCTTGGGCGGGGCTAACATTTGTAGTGAGGGGCGTTTTACCACGCTGAGAAGCAGGGCCAAGCAAACGCTTTTCGCCTGTTAAAGGATCAATGACTTCTGTTGTTGGTGGCAATCCGATGTCTGCCAAAGGCTGTGTTCCCATTTGGATTCGAGGCAACATACCGCCAACCGCAGGGGTTGTGACAGTTGGGAAGATTTGCTCACCAGTGCTAAGAGTGCCAACTTGTTGAGAAAATGCTGTCTGTTGTTGTGCAGGGCTTAACAAGGTCTGTGCGCCAGCAATTGCTTTGCCTGGCAAGTCAGGGCCAGATGGCATTTCATTCCATGTGACTTTATAAGCATCAATCAATCGTGCCAAATCTTTATTGTCGGGATTTTCTTGTTTCAGCAAATTCATTTCAGCAATATAGGCTTCTTTGTTTTGCACACCCAAACGACCAAGAATTGCAAATCTTGAACCAATCATGTTGCGTTGGTCTTGAGTCAGATTTTGCTTTGCACTGATCGCTTCAGTTTGGGCTTTACCCAATGTGCTGAACTTGCTAATGGCATCAGCGCCCGTCAACGGGGCAATCTTTGGAACAACGGCATTGATCTTGTCAATGTCAATTCTTCCATCAGTCTGAAAGTTATTAGGGTCAGAAAAGAAAGTCTGCAAGTTATTGCGTTCTTTGTCCTTTTGTTCTTCAACACCCAAAGCAATCTCGCCTGTGCGAGTGGCTTGTTGTTGTTGCTGAAGCGCCAAAGGATTGATCTGAGCCGCTTGTTGGTACTGTTGTGCGCCACGGGCGACATTTATCATGTCACCAAGGCTCATGCCTGGCACAGGTCTGATCTGTGCTGCAACTGGAGAAACGCTTAAATCTGCCATTTTTTATCCAATCAACCTATTGGGGGGGGTGTAGGTGTGAAATAAGGGCTGAGTGCAGGGTTCATGACTGTTGCACCGCCTGGCGTTATTCCACCGCCACCTTGCGGGGTTAATAAACTTGACAATGTTAGAGCATTTCCAATGTTGCCATAAGCACCAGCCATTGCATTTGCCGCACCCACTTGACCCGCACCCAAAGCAGAAGCGCCACCGATACCCAACTGGCTCAATGCGTTTGCAGTGTTTGATCCCAAAGTGTTGGCTTGAGACTGAGCCGCTTGACCAATACCCGCAAGGTTTGAAAGTCGGTTGTAAATGTTGGACTGTTGACTTTGGTAATTGTTAAATGCCTGTTGTGCGCCTGACTTGGCATATTCTTGAGCAAACCTTTGTCGTGCCAAATCCACATTAGAGCCACCACCACCGACATTCATGGCTTGACCAGTAGCACCCAATCCTTGTTGAAGCATAAATTGGTAACTAGGGTCTAGGTTTTTTATCAGATCGGCAGATGTAAATTCCTTCGTGAACTGAGGCAACATCGTATTGATCTGATTTAACGCCCCATAACCAGCTTCACGATAAGGCTTCTGTTGTGCATTGAGGATGTCAAACATCTCACGCTGTTGTTTGGCAGCGTCTGAAGTTGCTTCATATTGAAGTTGAGAAGCACTTTCTGCGGCTTTAGCTTGTTTTCTTGACCCCATGTAACCCAATAGGGCTGATCCACCAATTGCTACTGCTACAAAAGTCATATTATTCCCCTTCAGTTCTTAATTTTTTGATTTCATTATTGGCATCAAAAAGTGCGGTTGTATCTGGCTCAATCAATTCAGCTTCGATTTCATCAAGATCGGTTTTATCTGTTTTGTGAATAGTGATGCCAATCGCATCTGTCACAGCTAGAGTCACCCGTTTCGTGCCAGGCTTGGATTCAACAACATCCCCTGCCTGAAGCCTTTTCATTCCGCTTTCTGTCCATGCGATTATCTCGCCTTTTGCACATAAAAAAAAGTGGGGTTCTTTATGAACTTTGCCAACAATTAAAGTGCCAGCGGGTCGAAAGACTTTCCGCAAATACATACCTGGGCTGAACTGGTGTTCTGTCGTTAATTCAGCCTGTGGCATTGATGCCATTTCCGCTTGGAGGCGCTCAACTTGCTCACGGGATACATGGTTTGGCAAATCTAAATCGTTCAAAATGTGCCTCCCTTGACCCCATTCAGGGCGGTGAAATCGGTGAATTTACCCGCTGCGGGGGTAGTCAATCCAATGGTGGAACTGTTGATCACGACATTATTGATCGTGCCGCCAGTAATGCTTGTGTTGGCTGCGTTAAAAGTAATCACATTTGGATTCATCAACCACTGCAACCATGCTTGAGATGGGCGACCTGTGCTTTCATCCAAAAACGCTGCATAGGGGATGTTAATGTTGGCATTTGGAATTGCCGTAGCCATTAGTTATCCCCTGCGCTTGCTTTAAGGTTTGCAGACACAATGACCGCCTTGATGGGGTCAGTCAGCACCACCTCAAAGATTCTGTCCCTAGACCATCCCAAACGCCTCCAAATGGCTCGGTTCAAGTATTGACCAATCTTGCCAATAGTCACCCAATGCTCGTTTGAAAATGTAGAGCCGCCATCGTTTGACCATCTCAGCATCGCTTGAGGGTCTTGGCCTTGACCTAAGTTGAGACCAACGCCAGGCTGAAATTGGATTTGGAATTCTTCAAAATACTGTCTTTGTAAGTCAGTAGTCAGGTGCTTTGCTCTACGCAAACGCCTGATGGTCGCACCATCATCGGTGTAAACCTCGTTCTCTAAGCTGTAGAGTTTGCCGTTCTCGTAGTCGCCCACGATATACATATTGGCAAAATAAGCACCGCAGTTGGAACGATGGCGCTTATAGACAGCGTTGGCAGAGTCCCAATAAAGCCATTTGTGCCATGACTTTGTGGATAAGTCATATACCCATGTGAGGCCATACTCGCCCACAGATGGGAAAGTCACCACATACATTTCGTGACCTTCGATCTGATAAGTATAGGCAACGGCATCCGACACCACTTGGTTAAGCAAAGACTGCTCAACAGCATGGGTGGAAATCTTTTGCCAAGCATAACCCTGCATCATCTCGATGGTTGAGTTACCCCTTGTGTCTTTTGCAACGATCACAAAAGAGTCGGCAAATCTAGCTACAGAGTATTTAGCACCGCATCCTGTTTGGCTAAATGTGCCAGGCACTCGTTGGAAAGGGAAAGTGGTGATGCCAGCAATAACGTTGCCCACATCTGTCCAAACCTCTGTGGTTGTCTCACCCATCAAATAGACTTGTCTGCGGTCTGCAATCAGCGTCACCAATAGATCAGATGAGCCATCAGAAGTGCCGTAAAGCGCCTGAGTGGATAGCCGTGAGCCTAGATCAGTACAAGCCCAATTCTGTGAGTTTGGCTCGTTATAGATGTTGTAGTTGTCGATCACATCCACCACAGTAGCGCCTTGCCACGGGCCATCGGTACTTGGTAGCGTTGAAAAGGTGTTGGTCGCCACAACCCATGTGTAACGATTTGGGCCATCCACAATGTAGGCAATCAAGCCATCAGAATTGGTGATGTTGTCAGAAATGGAGACTTGGCCCGTTGAAGTGGTCAAAGTGCCGATCTGGGTTGCCACCATTGAAAGGTTGACTTGGTAAACAATGTTACCCGCTACCGCAATCAGAATTTGCCCACCCGACATGGTGTGCAATCCACGCACTTGGGATTGGACTAATTGAGTTCTGAGGGTAAGACCTGGCGTTGGATACAGCGCCACAATCCCTCGTTCACCAGGCTGCTTGGTTACATCAATCTCAGCAAAAAAATTGATGCACTCCTGATCGTCTTGGTAGATCGATGGGGCGGTGTAGGATGTGCCGACAAAGCCAAAGTCTGCCATTATCTAAAGCCTCCATCCATGATGAAGCCAGCGTCTTTGGCACGACCCACCATGAGACTGTCAGGGTATCGTGCAATCTGTACAGGGCGCATATTGGTGCGCTTGATTGTTGCCTTGCCTTGTGCAGCATAGGCGTTGATCATGCCAATAGATACTTGGTTCACCTTGCCAAACATGGGCAACAGTCTTTCAGCCAAGCACCACCGCAAAGCCATGTTGTAACCTTGTGGAAGTTGGATGGTGTCGTTCAGGCTTTGGAATTCCCTGAAGATTGTCTGAGTAAACAAGTGCAACTCACCCTGAGATGGGTTGGGGTAAACATAAATTGTTCCCAACAACTCTGAGGGTTGGTAGTAAATGCCTTTTGCCCAAGGGCCGTTCAATTGCTTGATGCCAATCGATTCGTATTCTTCAAGGCTAAACACTGTCAAGGGATAGTCTAAGTAACCACCCGCAATGTTTGAGCCGCCTTGCATGGTAGCCACACGAACAAAGCCTGATTCAATCGTCAAGGGGCGCTCATAGTAAGCTGTAATCGTTGTGCTAGAGGCTGTTTGGCTTGGGCTGACAGTGTATGTGCCACCCTCGTTCACATTGCCACCAGCGCCCGTTTGGAACGCCACAATGCGAGTGCCTGAGGTGATGCCTGTGCCACTCAGCGTCATGCCGATGTTGATGCCACCCGCAGTCACGCCATTAGCGGGGACAGTCAAAATATTTCCCGCAATTGAGCCTGTAAAGGTAGCGCCCATCTGACCGCTTGGGCCAATGGTGTACTGAACTTGGTTTTGGGTGGTTTGGAAGATGATCTCTGATCGATAGAAAACCATCATGTTTTCATTCGACCATTGGGCGATCATGTCGTTGAGCATATCCAGACCATCTTGCGCCTCATCAGCCGTTGGCACTTCACCAGCGGCAATTGCGCCAATGTCTTTCATGGCTCTGGTGATAATGTCAATTGGCTGAGTCATGTTATGTCCTTATCCAAGGCAAAGCGGGTTCTGTGGATTTTGTAGCCAACTGGCGTTGAATTTGACCAGTTACTTGCGCTTCGCCTTCATCTTTTAAATGCTTGGTAGTAGATTGTTCCACATTGTCAATGTCTGTCCAAGTAATAACTTCAGGCTCAAAACACCAATCTAAAACTTGTTGTTCAGTCAATTGTTCATAAGCAACAAAACTACTTCCACGAATCAAATTACGGGAGTAAGCAGCGGAAGCTGAAAAATCGCCATCAGTTCCTGTAACTGTCAAATCAACTTTTACAACTAAGTTTTCTTCAGCTACTTGTACTTTGTTAACTGTCCATTCGAATTTCATGATATTCCTTATGGGTGAGATGCTTTGTAGGCATCAAATTCAGCTTTTAATTCTTGAATGGCTTTAACCAAAGCGGGAATGATGCTTGTTTCAATGATTTTTAAATTGTCAGGGCTTTCATTGTCAGCAATTAACAAAGTGCTATCTGTAGCGCCACATTCTTTTTCTGCTTGAATAATGTTTTGAGCAGTAAAGCCATAAGTAAATTTAGCGTCTTTTTTACTGCCATCAGAAACATGATCTTCATAGCGGCTACGATTGTCACGCTTGAATTTAACGGGTCGCAGTTTGCTAATAAAATCAACGCCATAATTAACATCTTCAATGTCGGTCTTGTCTCTTTCGTCAGAAACAACAGTCCATGCCACTTGAACATAAGCATTTGTGGTTGAAGTCGATCCAACAACAACACGATTATCTTCAGTTGTTACATTAAAAACAGGGGCATTAGAACCAGAGGCGGTTAAAACTCCAAGAATTAAATTGCCAGAACCAGTGGTAACAGCAAAGCCAGCACTGCGACCAAAAGCCGAATTGTTACTGCCTGTTGCGTTATACAAAGCTAATGCACCAAAAGCCGCATTGTCATGCCCGTTTGCGTTTGTGTATAACGATTGATAGCCTGACGATGTGTTTGTGTAGCCACTACCAATATAAAATTGCGAGTATGCACCCACGGCTGTATTGTTATCAGCGTCAGTAGCGCTATAAAGTGCGTTCATTCCAAAAGCGGAATTGTTATCGCCAGTTGTGTTGGCGTACAAAGTATTCTTGCCACATCCCGTATTTTGAAAGCCCCCAAGAGTTCCTTGCAATGAGTCACTTCCAACGGCTGTGTTGAAATAACCATCTTGGGATGCGTAAAGCGCCCTTGCGCCAATTGCTGTATTGCCAGCAGCGGCAACATTTGATAAAGAATAACCAGCCGTAAACCCGATTCCCGTGTTTGAATAATTGGCTACTGTGCTTCTTAAAGCGCCATATCCCACGCCCGTATTCCGATAGCCTGTTGTGTTAGAAATAAGTGCTTCTGTGCCAAAAGCGGCATTGTAGAGGCCAGCATCCCCGCCTGTAGGCGTAGCGCCAGGCATAGCGCCTGGGCCGTAAATTGTATTTGTTTGGCTTGATCCAACACCATTAGAAACAATGTATTGAACCGCACCGCCAGTTATTCCGACAATACCTTCGGTAAAAAAGTTTCCAATTACAGTGCCATCAATTGCATAAGTGCCTGGCGGTACATAAACAGGCTTGAAAACAGTTTGTCCCGCAACAGTGTAAGAGCCAGAAGCCGCTTTAGCCGCATTAAATGCCGCACTATTTGCAACACCAGTTGCAGATGTACTTGCACCATAATCAACCACATTGGCTGGTGCGGTTTGCACCATAAAATAAGTTGCTTTAGTCAATGCCATTTTTGTTCCTTAGACAGAATAAGTCACTGTAAAGTAAAGACTACCAGAAACACCAGAAGCCATTGAAGAATACATTGTTGCAGTGCCTGGGTTTACATACACATTTGTGTTATTTGTTGCCGTGTTTGTCATAACGCCAACAGAATTTGAATTAGTGCCAACAGTAAAAGGTAAGTTTGTGCAAACAATTCCTGATCCTGAAGTGTTGATAGATGTTGCACCCGTGACCCTACCAGTAACAGTTACTTGTCTGCCAATGCGAGTGTAAAGACCAGTAGAACTAAATGCGCCAACAACAGTAAGGCCAGCGCCTTGATTTGGTGTCCAAGTACCTTCTTCATACCAATTGAGCAATTGGCTTGTCATACCCGCTGCGGGAGTGTTGGCGGTGAAGTTGATGCCTTTGGCGGCTGTGCTTGGTGTATAGTTTCCTAACGCAGATATTTCACCATTGGTTAAAACAGAAAACGCTGTTGTAGCATTATTTTCAATTCTTAGGCCAAAAAGAGAAGCAGCACCTTTGTTTGGTGTATCAATCAAAAGACCATTTGGATTGCCTGAACTAGTATTGCTAATTCGTGCGGCAAAATCACCTGACGAACTTTTAGATACTTGAAAACCATAAGAGGGTGTAGTTCCAACACCCAAGTTAGTGCCATCAAAAACCAAGTTGGCAGATTGCGCCATAACACTTGATGATGACGCATAAAAAACTTGATTGGCTGTAAAGGTGGATAAATTTGTTCCACCATTTGCAGTTGGCAGTGTGCCTGAAACATGGGTTGTAAGGCCGATCTTGCCCCATGATGGCGCTGTGCTTACGCCACCAGAGATTAAGGCGTTGCCTGTCGCCACATCAGCCAACTTAGCCAAAGAAGTGGTGGTGTCTGCATAAAGCAGATCACCAACAGCGTAAGAAGTCTGACCCGTACCACCCGCAGTCGCAGGGACAACCTTCCAACCAATTACTTGAATGGCGTTTGCATTGTCTTTGTAAAACAGCTTGCCATCAGTGATGTTAATTGCCAATTCACCATAAGCAAGATTTGCCGCCAATGGCGCATTGGTAGTCGTACTGCTGTAATACAGTTGAATCGGGGTGTAGCCTGTTTGTGCCATTTTTTACCCAATAATCCAATTACTGCCGTTATAAAACACAGGTACAACATTAGTACCACCACCCGCAACAACACTTCCAAAAGTGGTTGAGTTTGCATTTGTTACATACCAGCGCATACCTCTTGTGCCAGCAGGCAGAGTAGCAACTGTGTAATTGTTTACGCCAATAAAGTTGCCTTCAATTGTTGAGTTTGTAATTGCCCCAACAAAAGTTGTTTGACCATAAGACTGATTGCCCACAATGGTGTAAAAGTCATCGTGATTTGTCGTGTCAATTACAGTTGTGTAATCTTTAAATGTATTTCCACAAATGACAACAGAATAAGGAGTGTCATCAGTACATTTAATTGCATAAGTTATAGAATTTTTATTGAATGAATTGTCGTTGATGCTTACATTGATACCACTGTATGTAACTGTTGTTAAGTTATTACCCAATAACAACAAATTTTTGGAATAGTAGCAATACAAAGCACTTTCCATAGTGCCTTGCACATTTGTCCAAATGTTGTTTGAAATAATTGTGTTAACAATTGGTGCTGATGCACCCTCAGTTGCAATAATTGTCCTATCCATGTTTTCAATTAAATTGTCTGAAAACTGTAGGCTTTGATAATTATCAACTTTTACAAAAGGCTCAACCCTACCCAAAATTGGATTTGAAAATTCATTACTACGAATTACATTATTTATGATTGCAAGTTTTTCAACAATACCCGTATTTGGAGATGCTGGCGCATGAACTGCAAATGGGCCACCGCCATCCCAAACAAAATTAGTTGCACTTCTAGGACCACAATTTACAAAATTATTTTCAGCAAGAATGATGGTTTTATACATCAAACTTGATGGTGCATCAGGTTCAACATCAACACCAAACAAATAACAATTTGTAAATTGATTGCCTGAAATATTTACATAAGTTGCCGCAGTAGTAACTGAAATGCCGTTTCTTGATGCCAATAAGAAAGTGCAATTTGTAACTGTTAAAGAATTAAATTGATATGCGTTGATGTGATCGGAATCAATCCCTGCGGTAGCAGTTGTGCCTGTATAACCAGCGACATTGTTTTTGAATGTCATGTTGTTGATGTAAGCCACCATTGCTGAATTTTCTAAATTCAACAAATGCCCAAAATCAACAGTGCTGTTGTTTCCATCGATCGTGCCGTTCTGAATACTGAACGCTGTGCCACCTGGCTCAAGCCTTGGGCCTGTTCCTGATGAACCTCTTTTTAAAGTTGAACCACCCATGTCAATATAAACATTTGTAGTCCATGAAATATCGTTATTGAATATGTATGTTCCCAATGGGAAATAAATATTTCCACCAAAATTCATTGCCGCTTGAATGGCAGCGGTGTCATCGGTTGTGCCATCGCCTACAGCGCCAAAGTCTTTAACGCTAACATATTGGCGCAATTTAGCTTGGACATTTGTAATGACTGCGCCAGTGCCAGCGGGGGTGTAGGAAATTTGAGAGGAGTTTCCATAACTAGAAGCATTGATTGCACTAGTTGTAAATTTTACAGATGCGCCAACATGGAGGCCATTTACAAAAGTGACAACAGTTGAACTTGTCTCGGTGTAAGCGTACTGCGCGCCTGGGCCATATTGGTTCACGCCATCCACAAACACTGACAAGCTGCCAGTGCCAGGCTGATATTGCATTGTTGTCAATGTAAATACAGTTTGGCTTGCAGTAGCAGTTTGAATCTCTTGTTCATTTGTAAAGTTTACAAAATTGGAATTGATGCCAACAATGTTGTCATAAGTGCCAATCAATGTGCCAACTGAATTATTCAATACAAACTTGTATGTAATGCCATCAGTCAACCAAATTTCACCGCTTGGCACACGACCTGCTGAATCTAAAATAATCGGGTTTGAGTGAGCAAAAGTTCCAGCGGAAGTTGTATAAGTTGTAGCGTTGGTAGAAGTGCCAGCCGCATAGGTGTAAATCTTGCCACCCGACAGCACATTGCCATCGTTGTCAAAAAATTGGGCTGCTACGCCTCCAACTGGTGATAAATTAACAGCCATGTTCTTTCCTTAAATGCTTGGTGTAAAGACTTGGGGCAACCAAGGGGCAACCACAGTTCTTGCCGCTGTTGCCGCTTGCTCATCAAGCCTTGCCTGAACTTGTAAACCGATGTCTCTTGTAACCCAAGCAATAACTATTTCCTCGGTCACATCGGCAAATGGAATAGTCAAAACAGGCTCGGCAAAATTCCACCATCCCTCTGTCTCAACCCCGTTTTTAGCGCAGAAATACCTAGCGCCTGTAATCAGATCGCCATCGGCTTGAATCTCAAGAATTTTCCACATCAGAACGCCCCTCCAGTTACGCCACCAGTTGCGGTTAAAACGCCTGTGGATGGATTAAATTTCAATTTGGTAGATGATACCTTGATTGGCAAATTTCCTGTAGTGGAAGTTACCCAAGAAAGATACATATCTGATGCCGTTGTGGTGTCATCAGTAATTGCCACATTGGTGGCATTTGTTGCCGTTCCCGCAGTCGTTGCAGAACCCGCAGAACCATCGATGTTCACGCCTGTCAGAGACTGTGCGCTACTGGATCGGTTCAGGGCAATGGCAGTCGTGCCAACATAAAGGCTTGAATTGCCCAATACGCCACTCGGAATCGTTCCCGATAGTTGACCCGCAGGGAGGCTTGTCAAACTCGCCCCAGAGCCGCTAAAGCCCGTTGCTGTGAGCAATCCTGAACTTGGGTTGTAGTTGTACTTGGTAGAACTGACCAAAGTGGTCGCAAGATTGCCTGTGGTTTGATCAGCAAACAGAGGATAACGCACCGCATTGGTGGTGGTGTCATCGGTCACTGTGGCATAAGCCACGGGTGTCACCCATGAGGGGGCGCTTGTGCCGTTGCTTTGAAGCACCTTATTGGCATCACCCGCACCAGAGGCCAAGAAAGCCGTTGTGCCACTTGCTGACTGATAGGGAATGGAAGCCGCAGCCCCACCCGCCAAATTGGTAGCTGTTCCCGCAGTTGTGGCGCTTCCCACCGACAAGGTGGATTGAGCCACATATTGAGGCGCTGAAGCACCCGCAGTCAGCACATAGTTTGTTGTGCCAAGGCCAAGAAAAGTCGTTGCACCCGCACCTGATTGGTAAGGCAAAGCACCCGCAGTTCCACCCGCTAGATTGGTGGCAGTCACCGCTGTGGTTGATGAACCCGCAGAACCCGCTGTGGCGGCATAACTGACCGACAAAGTGGAGGCAGAGACATTCTTCCAATACTGAAGCGTACTGTCGTACTGGATCACATCCAAGTTGGATAAAGTGCCAAATGAGACATTGCCATCAGTGCCACCAAGGACTGATCCATAAGTAGGTCTGACAAACAAAATGCCATTTGATGAACCCACATGAACCACTGCTGCAACAATACAAATCGCATTAGGAATTGCGGGTTTGTTCTTTGTCAAACCGCCTGTAACGCTTGGGTTGTAGTACAAAACTTGACCCTGAACCCATGCTTCTGCACCGCCTGTGGTGTTGATGCTTTTGACCTCACCAAAAAAGGTGACGAAAATCCAATCGTTATTGTTTCCGCTTTCGGTAGCAACACCCAAAATGTAACTGGCCTGATCAACCGCCAAGCCTGTAGCCGCTTTGCCAATCAGACCGCCAGAAGCACCCAAAGTTCCCGCAAACGAAACCACTTGGCCTTTGGCAATAGCGCCATCGCATTTAATGCGGAAAAAGGTTTCCTCACCAATTTTTTGAACCACTCCGCTGTTCATTTGGAACGCTAAAGTTTGGAATTGGTCGTTGTAATCGTAATAAATCTTGCCCGTTGCATCTGTGGGCAAAGGCACTTGAGTCGTATTGAACTGAACAAATGAGGGGGTAGAGATACCGCCCGTTAAGGCTGTAAGGCTTGTGATGTCGTTGTTTGCGCCCAAGATAGCGGCAGACAGATTTGCCCTTGCTGTGGTGGCATCTGATGCCCCTGTGCCGCCATCGGCAACCGCAATGTCAGTTCCATTCCACACGCCTGTGGCAATCGTGCCTAAAGTGGTGATGGAAGTTTGGCCTGGGTAAGTGTCGGAAATCTTCACGCCACTTGCAGACACATCCAAGGTCGTGCCGTTGGCTTTGACTGAGAATGTATTGCCAATTAGTTGGAGGCCATTACCCGCAAGGTAAGTTCCCGCACCTGAGAACTGCGACCAAGGCATTGCAGTCACATCAATTGTGCCGCCTTGATTGGCAGTGCAAACCCATCCTGAGTCAGCTAGGGTTGTTCCTGATTCGATGAAAGTGAACGCTGATGGGACTTCAGCCCACACATTCATGTCAGATGATCTTGCCCAAGTAGAGGCAGAAGCCACATAAATGCCGTTGAATTGGCTGCTTGACTGATTCTTAACAAGAATCCGATCACCCGCAGTTAGGCTTGATGCCCAATCACCACCCGCCTGAGTGCTAAGACCCGATAAAGTGATGTTGTTGGTGGTCGAATAAACACATGAAGCCTTGACATCAAGCCCTTGGGCAACCGAATCCACATATCCCTTGTTGGCAATGTCAGTGTCGCCTGATGGGGTGGTGGAGATCGTGCCTGTAACTGTGGCAATGTTGGTGAAATTTCCTGTGGAGGGAGAAGTCGCCCCAATAGTCGTGCTGTTGATCGTGCTACTGGTAATTGTTGCCCCGCTAATGTTGGGGTCAGAGGGAGGCAGAAAGGGCGTTCCCGCTGGCCCAACAAAGTATTGGAGGGCAAACGATGGTTCAGGGGCAAAAACGCCCTGAACGGGGACAATGTTGGTTGTCTGAGTGACAGCCGTATTGTTTGACATTATTCGAAATAAACAGTGACGCTTGCTGTGCCGCTAATGACAACATACAAACCATTTTCACAGTTGATGCCATCATAGAAGTTCATGTTTGTTGCCGCTGTCAGGGTGTAGGTGTCAATGATCTTGACATCTGTGCCTGGGGTTTGTGCATCGTACACAGTGATTGTGGGGGAACTGGTCACGCTACTGCAAAAAATGCCTTTTAGTTTGCCAGGCTGATTCTTCACCAAAGTGGTAGCGGAAATCTGTGAATAGTTGGACATGATGATCCTTTGCAAAGGTGATTAAGTTTAACGATTTTTGAGCCAATTTCCAAGATGTCCTTGGAACATTTTGTGTCCAGTGTGTCCCATGTGCATTTCAGGGTCAATCCACACTTTCCCGCCCATTTTGCGCCAGCGGATGCAAAAACTGTAGTCCTCGCCCCACTTGTAGTCATCCTCAAAAATATGGTCAAAAAGAGGATAAAAACGCTTCTCACTGTCTGCCTCATATCTGTGGCTTTCAGGGAAAGCCTCAATCAGTTTGGCAATGCAGTTTCTTGAAATCTTTAAAAAGCCCGTTGGAACGGCTTTGACCTCCAACAATCCTGTCTCAGGATTTGCCCACAATTCTTCTTTTTCTAGGTAGTGAACAGCATATTCGATGGGGTCTTTGCGTCTTGGATAAATACCCGCCACCAAATCTTCAGGGGCATCGATCAGTTTGAGCAATGCGCCAGCTTCCCATGAAACGTCATTGTCAATAAATATCAGTTGATCACAGTCAGATTCTTCAAAGAATTTAGTCGCTGTGATACTGCGGGAGTCTGCAATTAAGGCATTGCCAATGTCATCCACAAAGGTGTAGGTGTCGCCCCTTTTTAGGAGTGAAGTTATATCTGTAAACAGACATCTCATTGTTCCCATGTGAACCACGCCTGTGTAGGCTGGCATTGCAATCATTATGTGCATTTGTTCTCCAAATAAAAAAGCCACCCCCCGATGTGGAGAGTGGCTTTATCCATCAATTCACATTAAGACGTAATGCCAATGTTCTTGATAGCGGTGATGATGGCGTTCACTGCCGCAACTGTTTCAGCAGTTGAGGGAGTGGCTGTCAATGCGGTGATAGCACCAGCACGAACAACGGGGGTAATGCCATAAAAACCGACTTTGCCGCTAACAGCGCCCAATTGGACACCATCGGAAGCACTACCATTCATTAGGTAGTTGACTGTTTGCGTACTTGCTGCGCCTGGATTAGCCATGATGCGTTTCCTTTCCTAGTTAATTAAGCTGCAACTCGGCAAGCGAGTTCAGGATACAGAGGGGCCCAGCCGTACAACACATCCACACGGGTGGGGATGGAGTCGTTATTGATGGTGTATTGACGAACAACACGCATTGACAAGCCAAGTTCCTTATCGGAAGCACGACCAGCGAACACAACGCCATCAGGCAATTCCAAGTCAGCAGTAGCCAAGGTGAAAGCATTTTTGTGCATCACCAAGTTCTGTGGGGACACAGTACCAGCTTTGTTGAATGGAGTCACAACAGCAGTGGTGCTTGTTGAACCAATGATGGTAACGTTCTGGAACTGACCGCCTGTGATGATCGCAGGGGAAACAGTAACAGAAGAACCAGCAGAAGCGGCAACAGTCACATCAGCAGTCACAACGAAATTACGCAGTTTGCCAGAGCCGTAAGCAGAACGATTCTGGGGGTTAACAGCGTACACGCCAGCGATCTGAATCACATCGCCTTGTTTCAGACCCGCTGTGCCAGCAGAAGAAACCAAAGTGATGGTAGATGTTTGCGCCCAACCTGATGTCAAAGAACCAGTGAAAGTGGTGGTGTTGGTGGAGAGGGTGTCGGAGTATGAACCAAATGTTTGGTTCACAACGTTCTGATCCATCTTCCAGTTCATACCAGCAGAGTCACGGCCCATCATGCCTTTTTGGTATTGCTTGCCAATCACATCGGATGGAACAAACAAACCTTTCAAGCTGTCCACAATGGTTGCGCCAGTGAAAGGCTCAACGATGCAAGACCTACGACCATCACGGGGTGCGCCCTCTGAGTCCAAGTAAGCACCAGCGGTCAAGTAGGTGAGCAAGGATGTGGGAGGAGTGCCAGCAGTACCAACGATGTTGGCGGTGCTGTTCTTAGCCATTGTCAGACCATCAAAGTCAATCTTGTTGGCGACAGCAGCGACAGCGGGCTTCAACACACGATCAGAGAACTGATCAAGGCTCAAAGCCAAGTCTTGTGTGGTGAACTGTGTGTCAACGTGAAACTGAGTGGACAAAGTAACGGGAACAGAAGTCTCGTTAAAGTCCTCAACGTTCAATGCAGGGCCAGATGTACCGATGAAACGGCCTGGTCTACGAACGTTCAGTGTGTTACCGATCTTTGCGCCTGAAACAGCGAATTGATCATCATAGTTGCGGTCAACTTCGCTAGAGAAAGTCAACTCGTTTTCCAAGACCATTAACGCTTCGTTGGTGATCATGGAGATAGTAAGCAGATTATTGCTCATTTTATTTCCTTAAAAGAATGGGTTTATGTCAGCGAATTCGCCCTGCAAGTCTTGCCGCTTTCCAAGCCTGATACGAACCATGAAAATTCCCATCGGAAGTCAGATTCACATCACGCCCATTAGCCGCAGACCTGATCGGGTTGATCGGTGCTGGCGCTTTACTTTTCCCAACAACAGTCTTTGTCTGAGGCTCTGCCTTTTCAAACTGAGCCTCCAATCTCCCAATAGTTCTCAATGCGGATGTGACTGTCATGCCTTGCAGTTTTTCGGCAATTTCGGGATTCTCAGCCAAGTGATACAGCACTTGAGGGCCAACATCTGATTCAAAGATTGCATCACGCACTTCGTTGCTCACAACAACATCGGCAGACCCAACCATTGCCTCAAAATCAGGCATCTCAGCTTTGGCAGATTCAACTCGCTTTGCCCAAGTGTTGATCACTTGTTGCCTTTGAGCCTCTACTTTAGCCTGTGCTTCCTTTTGCTTTTCTTCCGCTAATCGCTGATCCACTTTATAGTCTGTCAATGCTTTCGCATATTCATACATATCTGTGAACTGCTCTGGTCGGGGTTCTTCAGACGATTCAACCTTTTGGGGTTGAGTTCTGCCTTCCAATTCCTTGACCTTGGCTTCTAAAGATTCCCTTGCTTCACGTTCCCGCTGGGCTTCTGCCCTTGCTTCCTCACGTTGCTTGGTTATCTTCTCAAACCGAATTTCCAACTTAGGATTTCGTTTTCGATCCTCTGTTGCTGTCGCTTCCTCTGACGCTTCAACTGGTTCACTCTGCCCATTATCGACCTCTGGCGGCTCTGCAACTGGTGCAGCCTCGCTAGGCGTTGAATCAGCTAAACCCATTCTCTTAGCGTTAAATTCAGCTAAATTTTCACTTGTCACCACAGTAGTGGAGACCTTTGGTTGTGCAACTTGCACTTCCTGAACTTCTGACATTGAGTTTCCTCAAAGAATTTTCCCAGTGAGCCTCACTGGTAAGGTTTGAGTAATTATTTACCCTAATTCATTATCTGTCAATTATTGCTGCATAAATGGATTTTGTTCGTGATCGATATCCATTGCCGCACCCATCGCAAACTGCTGTTGTTCAGCGTTCAAGCGGTCGATCTCAGCCAACAATTGATTGGGAGACATTCTTGCAATAAGCATTTTGACCAACGCATCAATCTCAGTCTTATTCTGCTCAGTAACTGCTTTGACGTTGGTTTGATTAACCTTTGCCTCGTTAATGGTCTCAGTGTTGTGCGCTCTTGCGGTGACATCCATGAGTTTGCGCTTGGTAGCGCCTTCCTCTTTGATCTGAGCCACTTGCATCCGATTGTTGATCTCAAGACCAGCGGCTTGCAACTGTTGTTGTAATTGCTCAATCATCTGCTGAGACTGAGCCAAACGCATCTGAACTTCAGGTGGAATGTCGGATTTCTCATCGATCTGAGCTAATGGGTTCATGGCGGCAAGGCGGTCTGCGATCACATCAGCGCCTGGGAAGTCCATGTTCCTGAACACCAAGTCACCCGCAATGTTGAACAGTTCTGCATTGCCTGTGAGCAATGGCATCATGCTTTCAACGGCTTGTTGGCGCTTGGTTTGGAAGCCAGGCCCTGTGTCCATAACCACATCGTATTCACCCACAGTCACATCGTTTAGGACTTCATCAACCTCATTGCGCTGATTGATGGTGGTCATGTCGGGCTGACCATCTGAGCCAATGATTCGCATCACTCGCTCTGTGTCGTAAATCTTGGGGATTAAATCCAATATGATTTTGCCCGTCTGACGAATAGAACGGGTCATGTTGTCATAGAAGTGGAAGTTTGACAGATCAACTTGGTTCTGCTGACCCGCCAATGCCTTACCTGAGATGTTTCCGCTTGGTAATTGGTTGGGGTCAAGAACGCCCAAAACCATCTGCAAGTCTGCGGAAATAGCGCCAGCCGCCTCCATGATGCCTGTTGGTGGTGGTTCAGGCTGAAGTCGGGTTGGTGCGGGTGCGGGTTGGCCCTCAATGTCCTTCTGTTTGTAGCGCAGAACAGGGGTTGACTTGATGTTAGCCATCGCCCATTCGTTTTCATGTCCCTCGTCTTGACCCTCGGCAAGCAGCCACTTAGCCTTTGGTGCAAGGGCAACGCTCTCGGTCATGGATGTGCGCCAGAAGTTGTACATCCGCTGTGGGTCTTTAGCAAATCTTACTAAGCCGTATTTCTTGCGCTTGTCATCAATGATCACTTGTGCGCCATAACAAGGCACGACAGGGATATATTTACCCGCCCATGTCTTTTCCTCAAGGATTTCCATTGCGGTGCATTTCATCCACTTGACTGCCTTGCGGAAGCTGTCTCGCTCATCAACCACAGTCAGACCCGATGCCTCTACACGGGCAAAGAAGTTGTCTGAGTCGGCAAAGCCTGATGTGCCATCACTGAGCAAATACAGTTTGGCTCGTTCACGCTCAATCCAAAAGTATTCAGCAACCCGAATGTCCTCTTTGGTGAGCCATGCGGCAGTATCGTCACCAGTTGAACGCTGCTGAAAGTTTGCCCCATCATCAGCGCTTGGGTAATTTTCCCTAAATATCTTCTTGTCCATCACTGTGGTGATCAAGCAACGCTCTGCGTCTGAACCATCAGGGAGGATTGAGTTAGGGTCGAAATAGACTGTGAACGGGTTATCGATGGTGTCGATAAAGATTTCCTGATCAAAGGAAGTCTCACTCACATACTTTGTATTGATGCGCCAATAACCCCATCCCATGCGTACTGCGTAATCAAACGCTGTGTCATAGGCTGTGTCTGCGTTGGAGTTCACCTCGATGTGGCGGGTGATGCCCTCAATCACTTGGGCGATCTTGTAATCTGCCAAGTTATTCACAGGATGCACCTTGATGCGGGGGCGTTGCATCCTTTGCTGATTGGTCACTTGACGAATGTATGCGTCAATTTTGTTGATCGTCAGGCAAGGGCGGGATTCAAGGTTGCGTGAGTTTTGAATCTCAACAGGCCATTGGTCGCCAGCGGCAAACTTCACATCCATCAACGCTTCTGCTCGGTTGGTGGAGTCGGCATCGTTGACCAAGCGCCAGAACTTGATCACCTCGTTAATCTTGTCGTTACTTCCTGATTCGTCTTGGTAAGCCATATTCAGCCCTTTATTTCGTGCGTCATTATCTCATCAACCCATCCAATTACTAGCCATTGCAATTTGCGCTGACTTTTTGCGTTTAGGCGGCTCTTTAATCATAAGTGCAATATATCTGAAAGCGTCTGCCCCGTGTGAGTAGTGATCATGCAATGGATTACGGCTGAACTGCCCTGTCTCAGGGTCAACCTCATACCGATAGTGTCTAAGGCAAGCCAAGCCATCTGCCGTGTGTTCCCTGTCAAAGTAGCAATTAGGGAAGATTGTCCTTGCGGCATTGATTGAGTCTAGGATTGGCACTCTTGGCATGATCTCGGTCTTGTACCCTGCGGCTCTTACGATGTCATCAATTGACCGACCCGCTGCTGCCAAGGTCTTGTTCTCTGCATCATGGGGAAGCCAAATCTTGTCGTACACATAGCCATAGGTCTGCATGGTCGCCAAGTAATAACTGATGGTCTTTTGGCTATCCTCAATGTATCGGATTAGCCTGGTCTCCATGCCCACAAACTGCAAGAACCAAATGGCTGTGCTGTCTGACCATCCCAAGTCAAAGATTGCGTGAACTGGCTTTGTAGCGTCATAAGGAACACGGCAGATTCGCCCATCCTTCTCGGCTTGTTGCATCTCTTTGGCAAAGATCGCCCCATCCACAGTCTGTCGGCACAAACCTTCCCAAACTTGGTTATAGGCTTCCTCATCCCTTGCTTTGAGGGCATCTTTCTCAAGTTTGAGGGTGTCGGGAAACCAAGGGTTGTCGTACCAATTCACCTTCATGGTGATGGAATCTTGGGGTGGGTTTGCCACAAACCTTTGATAAGTCTCGTCTGTCTCCAACTCAGGGTTAAAGCTGATCCATATCTCTGAGCCTTGCTTTCGGATTGTCGGAATCAATACATTCCATGACAGTCGGCTGGTGGTCTGCGCTTCCTCAACCCAACAAATGTCAACGCCCTCATAGGACTTGATGTTTGCCACATTGTTCTTCAGGCCCACAAAGCTGAACTCTGTGCCATTTCTACCCCTGATGCTTGTTTGAGTAATCTCGTAGAACGACAAAAGCCCCAGGCTGTCGATCTGGTCGCACAGTAACTTGTGAACTGAATCCTTGATCGATGTTTGGAACTCACGGGCGCACAGTATGCGGATGGGGTCTTTTGCGCCTTTGATCAGTAACGCTCGGGCAATTCCCCAACTCTTAGCCCCACCTCGACCACCATAAAGAACCTTGTAACGGCTCTTTTTGAACAGACCTTCCAACTTAACGGGAAACTCTGCCTTGGCAATGGCATCGGTTACATCGCTCATTCGGGCTTAATGAATGTGACTTGAATCCCACCCAAAAGGGGTGTTCCATCTGCGTTCTCAATCGTTGTCGCCTGAACCGCTTTGCCATCCACTCGGTCGATGATCTCTTTGATCGCCCAAGGCTCTCCCGCCTCGGCTTGGCTCACCAACTGCTCGGCAATGCTTCTGAGGCGGTGAGGCTCTTGAACCAAAACAAGGCGCAACTTGTCATAGAACATTCTGCTTTTGACAGCGTTCTGGTTGCCTTGTTGACCACCTCTTTCAGCCATTCGAGTCGATTCCTAAGTGTTTGAGCCTAAATTACTTTTTTGTCTTAGGCGTTGGTTTCTTATTAGCCTTTTTTTCGGCTTCACGCTTAACAGAATAGGCAATTGCCACCGCTTGTTTGGGTGGCTTGCCTGATTCGATTTCTTCCTTGATATTGGCTCTAAGTGCCTTGGGGGTCATTGATGCTATTAGAGGCATTTTGTTCCTTTGACAGTTCAGCCAATAAGTTGGTGAGTTCTTGCACCGCACCGCTGATCTGCATTAACACTGCCTCATGTTGTTTGGCAGTGCTTCTGAGTTCCTCGATGCGGTTGGCGATCTTCTCAGCGTTCATTAGCTTGCGGCAATGTTAGCCAAGGTGTCGCAACGCAACCAGTTAGTGCCGTTGCTGAAAGCCAACACGGGGCTTCCTGCTGCGCCATTGGAGAAGTAAGCCACTTGACCAGCGGGGCTGACAGCGGGGGCTGTTGCTACTGTGTAAGCAGTAAATGCGACCAAGTTCAGTTGTGGGTCTTGATATGCCACGCCTGTTGCAATTGAATTTGCCATGATATTTCCTTTAACAGTTCCAGTTTTTAAGAGATGCCTTGGCTCTTTCCGCAGGGCCTTTGGCGTTTTTGACTACCCCCTCCATCCTAGCGCAAAATGATGCTTTTCTGCCAGCATCGGCTTTTGTCTTAGGGTTTGGGGCGGGTGGCTTCAAATTAGCGTTGTTCTTGGCATTGTATTCAGCACGACCTTTAGCGGTCATCCCCGCACCTTTTTCAGTCGGGTTGTAGGTTTTCCCCTTGCCTGTGGTCTTGTGGGGAATCGGCTTGTCGTGCTTTTTCGTTGCCATGATTATTCCTCCACAACCGCACAAATGTCGGCTTCTTGAATGATTTGGTAGTCCTGACCATCAATCTTTTGGGTGGGCCAATTAAGGTAATCCCCGTTCCCATACTTGATGAAGTCTCCCACCTTGACATCGTAAACCTTTGGGCCGATGGCGACAATAGTCCCCTCGTTAAAGGGTTCTTTGTTCTTCACATAGATGATGTCGGATAAATTTCGCACCTGTGGTTTTACCACAACACGATCACGCAATGGGGTCAGCATTTCTTTGGTCTCCCAGGCTTTTTCTTGACAGGAACAGAAACCTCTTTGGTCTCGTCAGTCATGATGTCGTACACGGGAAGTTTCACGACCTCAACTTGCATGGGTTCGTGTTGACCGCACCAATCGTTTTGGTGCTTGTTCTGCTGTTGGGGGCTTTGGCGACAGATGCCCATGATTTGCTGATTCCTAAAGAATCGGCAGTTTCCACAATTAGAATGTGATTCAGCCATTCAATACCTCTTTTATTGCTTGGTTAGAAGCGCCCCCAGATTCTCCGTCTGCGGGGCGTTTCGCTTTACTGATAAGACTTGCGGTCGTGAGTGTAGCAAGTTCCAGAGGACTTGCCACCTTCAAACTTAGAATCTTTGCCAACTTTGTTTGTCATGGCATCAGGGATGCGGTTCTTCACGCTGCCGTTGGACTTCATTTCGGGGGCGGGGTTGCCAGCCAGTTTTGCGCTGTTGCCGTAGCCGTAGCCTTTGGGCTCGTTCTTGTTCATCATGATAATTCCTTATTTCAGGGTTAGTAAATACAAAGTTGAATTGATCAGATCGGCAATTTCATCAACGATGTTTTGCAGTTCTGAATCTTGCGGTATTTCTTCACGGGCTTCCTCAACAAACTGTTTCAGTTGTGTCAAGTAGGCTTCAGGGGTTTCCTGTGGCTGATGCAACTCATCAGGAAATTTAGTCATACGGGTGTTGTAGCGACCTTGATAACTCTCAGCTAACTGGTCTGCAAAGTCAACAATCTTGGGGTAGAACTTGCCCAAAGCCTTGTGAATAGCGTATTCCCGTGTCTGCAAATGCTGAAAATGGGTAATCGTGCCACTGTGAAACAGAGTAGCTACGAACTCGGCAACTTCAGCATTTTTTTCCATATTTGCACTATACCAAAAAAAGCGGGGGAATCAACCCCCAAAAAGGCAACTGCAATGCCTACTCAAATTCTGCCACAAAAGGGAGTGGAACTTCTACAGGCCATCTACCTTGTTTGCAAAGCAATAAAACTGTGCCAATGTGAGCCTCTGCCCACTTTCTTTGGCGTTCTTCCTTTGTTAAGTCTTTGCCTTGATCGATCTCGTAGTGGCAAGCCAAGCACAAAGCAGCGACCAAATTGTCATCTGCCTTGATGCCCCTGCCCTTGCCACCGCCCCAATTACTGTGAGCCGCCTGAACGCCATTGTCCATGCCACAGCTTTGACAGGAGAGACCCGCCACTAGTTTTAGGAGTTTCTGGCTTCTCACATATTGGTGCTTCGGATATTGCATATTCTTTGGTGTAAAACTTGTGATTGTTT